GTGTACGATAGCCCCGATATCCCGTGGACCATCGCGATGTGCACGAGTTCCAGCGTGCCGCCCGTGCAGCCCGTGGGCGAGCCGGTGAGCGTCCAGGTCGTCGATGTCACGGCACTTACCTGATAGGTGCCATCACATCCGCCAGTGGTGCCGGATACCAGCACAATCGGCGGCCAGTTCGCCGCGTAACTGTCATTGTTCGTGCCGCTGGCGATCGTCGCCACGCCGCCGCTAATGCTGGTCAGTGAATACTGATACCCGTTGTCGTAGCCGTGATCGCTGCCAAACGTCAACACAGGCTGCGAAACCTTCGTCGCCGACGTGAACTGAGCCGCGATCCGCCGATGGACGATGCCGCCCGACGTGTACGTGCCGCCATCGGTGAAGGCGTGCAGGTAGGGCTTGAGCGTCTTCGACCCGATGACGTGCTGCCAGTAGTTGATGCTCGATGTCCGGGCCTGCGGATTGTTGCCGCCGTGGAACCATCGCGACTGCATCCCCGGCGCGCGGACAATCGCAGTACCGTACTGGTCGGACGTGCCCTTGTCCGTGTATCGCTCAGCCACGAACGCGCTCGTCATCGTGATCGTTGCCGGCGAGGCGCTGCTGACGCTGCTGATGGGCTCTAGCGGATAGGTCAACGTGGTGAAGTCGGGCCGCGCGATCCTGATTCGCTGGAAGCGGATGTTCTGCTTTCCCTCGCACTCGATCAGGGGCCGCGCCAACGGCTGCGTTAGGTTCATCTCGATCCCGCCGATACCAGCCTCGGGATCAACCGAGCCGCCAAACGGTGCGTGCGCGTCGGTGTTCGGGTACTCGCTGTAGACCAGCAGTTTGTTCGTCGCGTCCGTGATCGTCGGGCAAGTGTACTGATCCAGCGGCGAGGTTTCATGCTCTGGACGACATATTTGCCCGGCAGGGATCTTGACGCCATAGATGAGATTCGAGCCCGCCGCATCCATCGCGGTCTGCTGCGATTCCATCAAGGCATCGAGGTTCGTACACTCGCCGCCCGAAACCGTTACCGTTACCGTGTTGTCCAGGTCCGTCGCCGGGTCGATCTCCACAAAGGCGTTCGCGTGCGTGGGAGCAGTTGGTGCGGTCGGCGTTCCATCGCCTGCCGGCGTAGTGATCTCCAGGATCAAATCAGTACCAGCGCCGCCGCCGTCCGCGTCTACCGCTGGATCGCAGTTGGCCGTCAATCCGTTGCAGTCAATCGCCGCGATCTCGGTCTGGCAGTCTGTGTAATCGCTGTATGACGCTGAACCTGTGTCATATAGCCCAATGTCCACGAGGTAGGCCGTAGCCGGGTCCAGGTTCGTGACGAACGCCGATATGCCATCGCCCGTATCGCTTGGATCGTAGGCGTAGGTCGCCTCAGCCGTGAACGTCGCATTGTCAGTCAGTCGCAACCGCGCTAGCGTCACCGCGTCCGTGGGATTATCCCATTCCAGCTCCAGCGAAAACCCGCCCTGGCTCACCGATAGCAGTTTGATCGAGTCCGGGCAGACTTGCGCCGACATCGGGAGAGCGAGCAGAACTACTAGTAGGAGTTTCTTCATCGCGTCGAACCAAGCATGAATAGCAGGCCGGAATCTTGAACGTCGCAGGCGTCGCCCACTTGCGCCTCGCCGGTCGCGCATGTAGAGGCGTCGGCGTCTTGCGGGGTGGATGTCCGCGCTATCCAGTAGCGCCTCACAGCCGCCATGACGGACTTGTCAACAACTGGCGCGATCGTAAGCGCCCCTGATCCGTTCGCGCGGAATACCACGCACTCGCCGTCGCTACAGAGCAGCGTGCTGTCTTTGATGGCGATTGCTGGACCGCCAATGATCTCCCTCACGTTGGCCTCCAGCGCTCGGTCGGCTTGGCCTGCTGGCCATCGCGCTACTTCGCCAAACGCCGAAACTGCCACCAGCAGTAGTAGTGCAAATCTCATCATTAACTCCCTGGGGTAAATCCGAGTACCACTTCTACATCAGTCGCGGGTGTGCCATGCACGCCGTCGAAGTCGATACGCACAAAGTCGCCGGTTTCGAGTGTCTTGTCGGCGGTCGTACTGGTGATTGTGGCTGATGTTGAACTAGTCAAATCAACGGCCATCGTTAGATTGGTTGACAACATATCGGCTGCTGAATTGCAACCACTGCCCGCGCTGGGTGTACAGAGCGCTAGGTCGATATTGAGCGTGCCCGAGGTCGTCCCGCCCGTGAAGGCGCTTACGCGCACGCTCGTCAGCACATAGTTATTGAGTTCTGAGCCGACCGAGAACTTTGCTTTACCGTCTCCGGTGGTAGACGCAGCCGTGTCGTCAATCGGGATCGTAATGTAAACTATTAAGTCAGTGGAAGCTACAAACGTGGACTGACCACCACCCGTGACTGTAATCGGCCCAGGTGTTGAAATCGGACCATTGAGAATGGATTCCAAGCCTGCGTTTTGATAGACGCAAAATGCGTAGTATGCACCGCCGTCGTCAACTCCATCGCAATCCGTTACAGAACTGGCTCCAGTAATCTGAACCACTGTTCCCGGCTTAATCTGACCAGCAGATATCTGCGAAGCAATTTCATCGGCTGGCGCACGCAAGATGGCCGGGACGCCGATTGTGTCGGCTTGACACAGGCCACACAGCGCCAATAGTAGGTATAGGGTTTTCATCGTACTAGCACCACCCCGCTGCCCAGGGCATCCCCGTAGATGTCTTGGACCGCCTGGTTTTGTTCGTTCGTCATTGCGCTGATTGGGTCAAACCACAAGATGTCGCCGTTGGTTACCCCTTGCAGCAATTCTTCGGTATGGTCCAAGATGATCCCGCCACCCGTGGAAATCACTGAAAACGCCCCCGGATAAGCTGCCAACAGAGCGTCGGACGTAATCCTTGGAGTGAATCGAATGTCTGCGTAATCGGCCCCGAATTGGAAATAGCCGTCTCTGGTAACTTGGCTGTGCTCCGGGATAAACAGCACGTGAGGGAACGTCTTGCGAAGCCCTTGAAGAACAGTGACCTCCATCAGGTTTTCCAGACCCTCAGCGATGAAATTGCTGTCGATGTAGAAAATGCGAGCGCCCCAACGATTCAAGCAATAGTCCGACTTGGCTTTGAGAACTGCCAACGCTTCGGCGTGTGTTGACGCTTGGCTTTGCGTTGGCGGGTCAACAGCAAGGCTCACTATCTGGGGTCGAATCGTAAAGCCAATATGATACCCGGCGTCGGTGAACTTGGCGAAAAAAGCATCCGCGATGGCGTCAAACTCCGGGGCCATCACGGGCAGCAGTTGGGGGTCTCCGGTGTACTTGATCTCGATATGCTCAAGCCCTTCTACATCCCAGAACACAATGCCTTGCGGCTTCACGCCAGCGAATGAATCCATGCGAGCAACCACGGTATCCGCAAACCCCATCATGGCAGCCGAAAACGTAGCCGGGTCCAGTGCGTTCAGGCTGGACTGGCCTAACCACCCACGCGGATTAGTCTCGCTGGTCTGCACTTCGCTGGCTAGAAACATTCGCGCAAGCGGCCTCCGATCAGGCCACGGGCCAGCAGGGCCTCGATCACTAATCGCGGCGTTACCGATTACGCCCGACGCAATTACGGCCTGTCCTGGTAACACAGACAAGCCCACCAGCAACACTATGACGACTCTCAATTTGCACTCCGGCTGGTCTCGCGCCACCTGTAATTTGTGCCGTCGTACACACAGGCGAGGCTGAGCGTGTCGCCTGATGTAGTCGTGAAGTTGCCCGCCAAGTCAAGATTGCCGGTCAGGTCACCCACCGTCAGGGAACCTGCGAATAGCAGAGTAAGCGGCTTGCCTGTCATGGTGGAATCGCAGGTGTTAATCGTGTCGATGTTCGTTGTTCCAGTGACGTAGGCGGCGTTCATTGTAGCCACAGAGATCGTGGCCGCTGAAGCGATGTCTGCGCCCTGTTCAAACCGCGCTTCGTCGATACTGAAAACGCCGTCACTGCGTAATGTCGCTCTAAGAACGGCTGATGTGGCGTCGGTGTAGAACTCCAATGAGTTGCTTTGAGCGCGTAGATATACTCTGTTGTCCGACCCACTGAGCACTAAGTTTCGGCCAAGCGCAATGCGTGTATGTCCACTGGTATCCACCCAGAAACGATCAGTGCCGGCTATCGCGATAGCAGCGGGTCCTGTGCCGCTGGCCACTGCAATACCGCCCTCGATGAATGGGATTCGCCCGTTCGTCAACCGCGACCCAATAGCCGCCAAAATCTGCTCGTTGACGTAAGCGCCGCCGTTGTCTACGAGGATGTCGCCCGAGGCGCGAGACGTGATCGTAACGTCCGACAGGTCGTTTGCCGCTGAGGCCCCGCCCGACGTAGCCCCGCTGACGGCTTGGCCGAACGCCGACATTGGCATCAGTAAGGCCAATAGAATCAATAGTTTGCGAACGGCCATCATCGGTCTCCTTTGCATCGTGGCGTCAAGCCGCCTCATCTACCCGCACAGCGTCAGCCAGTACGCCGTCTTCCGCAACCATCGTGCAGAGCACTTCGGAAGTGAAGATGATCTTAAACTGGCCTTCCGTGCGGTTCTCCGTGAAGTCCACGCCTGCGTACTTCGAGAACATCACGGCATGGCCCACTTCGTACTGCCCCTCGGGCACTTGGTCGCCCACCTTGATGATGATGCCCATCGAAGGAAGGGGCGTGTTTGACTTCTTGACATCATCTGGGATGAACAGGATGCTGTTCTCTTCGAGTTCGTCAATCTTCGTGCGCGGCTTGATGGGGCGAATGAGCAGCCTTTCGCCTCGCACCGTATCCACGCGGAGTTTCCCGCCGATGTGCTGAAGTTTGTGTACCTCCGCAATCGGGAGTTGTTTCATGAGTTCTGCCGGGTCGTTCATGCTATCTCCTAGTAGCCTTTCTTGCCGCCCTTGTTCAGGGCGATCGAGTTGCCCACCTTGCTAGCCGAGGCTGAGCCCGGTCGCACTGCGATCGAGTTCTTGACGGGCTTCGGTGAGCCTTTGCCTTTCCCCATCGGGGGGATCAGCGAGTTCTTTGCGCTAGTACCGCCAGCGCCTCCGGTTTTGCGTGCTCTGTTCATTTCAGCAGTCTCCTTTTCACCAACCTAAGAAACGGTGCAGGCTTGCCCTGGTAAGCATTCTTGTTCCGCCTGACGATCCGCTCCACTATGAGCTTTTTCAACTCGTCGGGTTTTGACTCCCAGCCAGGAGAGTTCATTAGCGGGGCCAAGTCCTTGTGGATCATCTTCCCAACGACTTCTTGTTCTAGCAGGTAGTCCTCATTGCTTTGCTCGTCCTCTTGGCGCGGCTTCGTGAGGCCCATGCCAAGTCGCTCCATCTCTGTCCGCACTCGATCGCCAGACTCCTTGCGCGGCATCCCTGGGTCGTAAGTGTGGCGGATGTCGGATTTAACCTCATCCCCAAAAGCGTCCCGCAGTGCTGGTAGGTCTTTACGCAGACCCGGCAACCGTTCCTTGACCGAATCAAGGACGCCGGCCCCCTTGAGGTAAGTTGTACGAACTTTATCGTCGGCGCCCCGCGCAAAATCAGCAACAATGGTAGGAACCCACGTTCCTAGCTGCTCTCGCAAGTAGGCCTTCGGAGCTGTAGCGGGAGATTCCATCACCCTGTCAATCGTCTCAGTTCCCTGTAAAAGCGGGAGATCCTTTAACCCTCTTATTGCCCCCTTTAGCAACAGGGACGAACGCTTACTCTCGTCATCCATCTCCCTTGTGCTGTTTTCATACATTGACGCGCCCGTGATGAGAAGCGGCGCAGCCGGGGCGTACTCATTGAATTTCCGCCATTCGCCATCCGGAGTCTTGTACGACATCGGTTGCTTCCCTGATGCCATGTCAATAGCGCGCTCGCCGGGGGACTCCGCAGGGAATCCAGTCATCGTTCCCTTCGATGCCATCGTGTAGCCCATGTACATCAGCGCGCTTCCAGTCGCTCCCCTGCCGATTGCTTGCGATAGCGCTTTTTGCTGCTCTGGCGTGAACGACTCGGCTATCATTTTGTGCGCCTCTTTGATAGAGCGCCCATTGCGAGTGCCATCCCATACGGCCCGGACTGCCGAGCCCTGCGCCTTGCCAACCTCAAGGGCTGTGTTCAATGGCGTGTACTCGATCGTGCGAGCGATGATGTTGGTCGGCGTTGTCACATATGGCATCACTAAGTCAAGGCTGACTCTCATCGCCTGCCCGCTTTGCTTGCCGGAGTTGATCCATGATGCCAGTTTGTTTTTGTTCGCTAACACAGCGTAGTCCGCTGCGTACATCGCATCGGCGGTCAAGTCCTTGGGCGGATTCGCGGCGAGTTGCTTGGCGTATGACGATACGCTCTCCCCAGACGGCAATTTGTTCTGGAGTTGCATGGTCTTTGCTCTTGTACGCGCACCGTCGTCCAGGGCTCTCTGGAAAGCATAGGAGCGAAATATTTTGTCTTCTGCGCCGAGTACCCGGAAGTTGCCATTTACCCACCCGTTGATAGCTTTATCAATTTTACCACCGCCAAACACTTTCGAGTTTAGTTCGCCATACCCCAGGTCGAACTTCTTTGCTGCATCCAGCGTCGTTCCGTATTTCCGAACTTCCCACGCCTCTTTGAGCCCCTGGGTTGCAGCGGCGTGCATTCCCCTGTGGACGTTCAGCCCAGGCGGCGCAATCGTGGACTGTTTAGAGAACATGCTAAAAGCCACATCAGCAATGTATTCAGGAATTTGCGAGACCTCTCGCGTTGCTGCAAATAAGGCGTTGCCGCCTAGATTGCGAGCGTGCGATTTAATGCCAGACACAAGCCCAGCCTTGCGGAACGCAAGAGCTACGTCAATTACGCCATGCTCCTCAAACTGGTTCATCCATTTGGCAAGAGCCAACTTGCCAAGGCTCTTGGCCTTGTCGTCCGTGGCGTCAGCAATCTGTTTGAGGATGCCATTCAACTCCAAGGCCTTGTCGCCCGGTAGCCGCCCACCCGCTTTCTGCGTTGCCCGCCCCAGCCAAAACCCAGGGTCCGTCGTCTCCTCGGCTATTTGCCGCCAGACCCTCAAGCCTCTGCCGGCCTCAGCTCGTGCCCCTGTTTGGATGCCGACCAGTCTTGCAATGTCGTTCTCGGCGGCAGCGGCCTGAGCCAGCGACATTGTTTTCGTAGCTTCATCTACTGCACCCTGAGAGGACGCAGTGAATCTTTCGAGATCACCCATCCTGCTCTTGATCGCATCGCGCAGGGCCAAAGATGTAGCCTCATTAAATCCACCCGAGCCGGGTTTCGGCGTCTCCAGCAAGAACAGCGATTCGAGGTCTATCTTGTTGGCGTCCGCGCGAACCGCCGCATCCGGCAGGACGGCCTTGGGGTTCGGCAGCGCACCCGGAACTTCAGCCGGGGCCTGTGCATACTTCTCGATCAGACCCCGCAGACCCGCCTCGCCCTCATCTGACAACCCCATCTTGGAGAAGTTGATGTACTCATCAGCTAAAGACTTCGCTGCCTTCTTGCCGCCTTTAAGCGCAGCTTTAGTCCCCTTGATGGGGGCTGCTGCAATCGGGTTCATGAAGTCAGACGTATCGAAGTCTAAAGCCCCAGCAACAAACGGCTTAGCTGGCCCGAGCCAGTCTGGAAGTTGCTGCTCGATTTCCTTTTGATAATGCTCTGGAAACGCCCAGTCCACGATGTCGCCAGGGGCGGCTGCCAGCCTCTCCCCATATGATTGATCCTTCCTCTTCTGATACGTCTCAAGGGCGTGAATGTCCAGGCCATTACGAACAGGCGGACGCGGAGGGGCGGGAGGCCCTACCGGGTCATCCTGATAGAGCCACGGCACCATCTGCGGCGAAGGCACGGGAGCGCTTGCTGACTGCTGCATCAGCCGGTCCATTAACTCCTTTGCTGTGAGCCGAGTTGCCACTTACTCGTCCTTCCCTTCTTTATCCAGCAACTCTTTAATCGCTCGCGTTAGTTCGTCTGGATTCTTTGACAGCTTCTTGAGTTCGTACTTAATGTCGCCAAGATACTCATCGACTTTCTTCTTGTCGCCACCAAATGCCATATATGCCAAGTTCAGCGCGTTGTCATAGGCGACATCCGGGTCGCTGTTTGTCACCGTAAGAATCTGGCTGACAGCTCTCTTAACATCAGCCTTTGCGGCATCTTCACGCCTTGTGCGGCTCAAGGATTCATCCGCGCGCCCACTAGCCTGTTGCGCCAATGTAGCGTTCTGCTTGGCGATCTTCAGGCGCGTTTGCGTCATGGATTCGCCAAGGCCTTTGATCGCCTTAGCGATATCGGCTTGGTCGGCGTCCTTGGAGAACATCAGCAGTGTGGCCGCTTTGATCTTTTCCGGTGACGCGCCGGGATAGTCCGCCGTCAGTTTGATTGTCGCTTCATTGAGTTTCTGCGTATCGACAGTAGCGAACTCGGGGGCTTCGACCTTGCCAGTTTTGTCGAACACCCAAGACTCCGAAGCAATTGCTTGTTCGGGGTCCATCTTCGTCGCCACAGACTTGCGATAATCAGCGCGAGCCTTCTGGTTGGCTTCCTGTTCCGCCTGCTCTTTAACCTGCTTCATCATCTCCGGGAAAGCGGCCTGCGCCATCTTTGCGCCCATCGCGTCCCCGGCCTGCCCTGGTAGCATCCCCTTAGTTGCCATCTGGATGCGCTGCGCTCGCTCCATGATGTACGGGTCTTCCATCGTCTTGCCAGCCTTCAGCCCGGCCAGCAACTCTTGCGTATCGGTCAGGACTTGCCGCTGGAGGTTCTGTTGCATACCTTCCATCTCGGAACTCATGGCCCCGCGCTTCTTGATCTCCTCAAGCATCTGCATCGTGCCCCGCTGCTGCGACGCAGACGGCGGTTGCGGCACGCCCATAGCGCGACCGAGGCGGCTGAAGATTCCACCACCACCTTGCCCGCCGCCCTGCGGAGGCCCGCCTTGAGGCATCCCCGGAGGCGGACCTTGCATAGGCGGTCCCTGCTGGGGCATCCCGCCGGGAGGAGGGGGCGGCGGGGATTGCTGCGGTCCTGCCATTGGAGGCATCCCGCCTCCTGGCGGCATTCCGCCTTGCGCCCCAGCAGGAGCTTGTTGTGGGGCTGCGGGTGATTCGTAGTCGAGTGCGATGCCAGCCACGCGAGCCCACTTCGCCATCTGTTTGAGGTCAACACCCGGCAAGCCTTGCCGCAATAAAGCAAGGTGCTTGTCAAAGTTAGCGGCGGCCTCTTGTTTCTTCGACTTCTGCGTGCCTTGATACGCTTCGATGAATTGCGACAAGCCCGCGCCAAAGCCGTTCCCCTGCGTCGGGGGCGGCGGCACGATCGGTCTCGGTTGCGGTCCTGGTTGCGGCATCGTTTATCTCTCTTGTTCGTACAGTTTTTAGTACAGTTTTTAGTACGCCTGTCACCTACCCCAAGATCCCGCCGAAGTAACCGCCGAGATTGGTTGTAGAACCTTGCGCGCCGCCCCCGCCGCCGAACCCGCCCAAGATGCTCGAAAGCCCCGGAGCCAAGCCGCCCAAAATAGACGGCCATTGCGACTGATTCTGCTGCGGATACGCCGTCACCGGGTAGCCCGTGGCCCCAGCGTATTGATACGGCAACAGCGGCGAGTTGTAGTTCCGCGTCCGCAGCCATTCTTGGTAGATGCGGTCGATCTCATTCTGGCCAATACCGTACTGCTGTTGACCCAGCGCCGATCCAGCGCCAAGGTTCTGCCGCCAGAGATTCGACAAGTCGCCAGCACCCGCTAGCGACAACTGCATCAGCGCCATCTGACGATCCTGCTCAGTCATGCCCGCCGCCGTCTCCGCGCCGTACAATTGCGTCGCCGCCTGCATGGCCGTCTGGTTGAGTGACTGCGCCGCGCCCACCGAGCCCTGGTACATCTGCTGCGCCAAGTCGTAGGCGTGCTGCATCTGCCACATATCGGACTGAAAATCCTGCCCCGACAATTGGCTGATGCCTTGCTGTGCCATTTGCCCCAACTGGCCGGAAGCCCCGTACTGCCGACCCATCGCAGCCTCTAGTGCTTGAGTCGTCATCTGCGCCAACAGCGCATTCTGCTCCAGCCCTGCTTGAGTCTGGAAATCCACCGCCGCTTGGCCGAACGGCGTAGACGCCCGATTGCCCGATACGTTGAACGATTCCTGGAGGTCCGCATAGCGCCTGTCTAGGTTCCGTTGCTGTGCATCCGTCATCGCCTGCCACGCCGGAAGCTGATTGATCGCTTGGCCGTCTTGGGCGAAGCTCTGGAGATAGCCAAAGTCATTAGCCCCAGATGCCAGCCATTCAGCAGCCGACGAGGGGACGCCGTTCGCAGAAGCGTTGCCAACACCACCGCCACCGGGGTTCGGGTTCGTAACCGTAGGTTGATTGTAGGTTGGGGAGGCGTTACTGCCCGGCAGACTGGGTAAAGTGGTTCCGCCCCCCCCGGTCCCGCTGCCGGAACCACTTCCCCCCGAACCACCTGCCGGAGGGAAAGGATTGGGATTTGCGCCGCCCGTGCCCGAGCCCGAGCCGTTGCCCTGGCCATAGCCCGAGCCACCGCCAAAGACGCTCCCGTAGTCATAGCCGCCGCCGGCGTTTGTTCCTGGGTTGTACTGGCTGCCGCCAGGGGCCGACGCCCCAAACCCGTTCTGACCGTAATACGACGCCTGCGGCAGTCCGCCCTGGCTTGCGCCAATTGGGAACCCGTTGTCGTCATACAGCGACGGAGCCGGAGGGTAAGAGCCCTCCAGGTAGTTGCTGCCGTCAAGCCCTGCGCTCGCCGCGACCCACGGCGGAACGAACCCGTGCAATGGACCGCCATACCCAGGCAGGCCGCGCATCAACTGATCGGTCTGCACTCCAGCCCCGAACAAGCCGGGGTTGGTCTGCATCAGGTTCGGGTCGAACGACTGCGTGATGTTGCCAGGAAGAACAGCGCTTTGGCCGTAGGGCGTGTCGTAGGTCCGCGCCTGGGGAAAGTTCAACTGAGACCCAAGGGGGCCTTCAGCCCGTGGTCCTTGATTGTTGAACCACGTCATGAAGTCGTTGACGGCGGTTTGATTGAGCGTGCCAAGCCCTAGATCGCTGCGTTGCTGCGCTGCTGCCGCCGTGCGCGATCCCATCGGGGCCGTCATGCCGGTTTGCTGCGACTGTATCCCATGATCCGCCGCGTTGGTCGAGCCCATCGCCCCCAACACTCCGGCGTTGTTATAGTAATCGCCGATGAGCTGGCCCGAGCCCATGCCCGTGACACCCTGTTGCCTCGCAACTTGATCCACTTCGCCGGGGACGTAGATCGACCCCATTCCCTGCTGGGTCTGGGTTGAAGGCGTGTGGTAGGCGGACCCCGCCAATGAGCGGTAGCTTCCGCCCGGCAAGCCCAACTGTTTCGCAACGTCAGAGCCCCAGAACATCGTCCCGTTTGGGGCCGTGTTGCCGCTGGGCATCGCGCCGTAATAGTTTACGGCTTGGTTGTAGATGTCCTCGCTGACGACCCCCTGTGCTTGGGGGTTGTTGCCCATCCATGTGCCGTAGTCGATGTTGCCGAATGCCATATCAACCCCTCGGCGGGACCGGAACCTTGCGGTGGGGGTTCAGGCTTCCAGCCATTGCCTCTTTCATGAAGTTGCCCATCGGCGTTCCCGTAACGCCAAACTGCGCGAGGTTGCCAAGATACTGGCCAGCCTCGGACGGAGCGCCGTATTGCAGCGCGGTCTGAACTCCCGAATGACCAGGACCGCCAAAGCCGCCGTAATCCATGAGTTGCCGCGCTCGCGGATCTTCCTGCCCAACCGGGTTCTGGTTGTAGAGGAAGTCGGCAAGGTACTGCGTGCCTGCATCCCACGGCTGCCAGTTCTGGTAGACGTTCGGCAGGATCGTGTTGTTAACGTCCGGCGACATTTGGCCGATCGTCTCCGTGCCGGGGCCTTCTTGCGAGCCAGAACCCGCAGGACCGCCAGATCCCGGAAACGCTTGATGCCCGTAGTATGCGCCCGTAGCGGGGTCGATGTAGTTGCGCAGGTATTGACCAAAGTTCTCCTGCAAGAACGGATACGTCGGATCAAGCTGAACAGGCAATCCGTCTTCTGTGGCATTCTTGTTCCCGCCGAGCAAGCCGCCGCCGATACCCAGGATGGCCGGCAGGATGTTGGCGAGCGCACCCCAGAACGCCCCCACGGCAAACAAGCCGACGAGTTGAAAGATTAGCGGTAGAGATGATGGGTCTGTGTTGGTTACGATCATTGCGTGTTCTCCCTTATCCTAAGCGCTCTTCAGCCTCGCCCGATGCACGTAGCACGACCACCCCAATGTATCTCCAAGGAAGTTTGATGCTGATGTGACCAAGACCTCGATCTTGATCGAAGTTTTGTACTCAAAATTCAGCGGTATCGCAAAAGCATCACCGGGCTTGTTGCCCCAATCGCCGGTTGTGGTCGTGCCATTTGTGCGCCACGCCCACGTCCATTTATGCCATTCGGCTTGACCGGACGTGCTCAGAGGCAAAAGCGTCGGAGTGCCCCCGTCGATTGTAATGCGGAGATCCGCTACGATAGCCTCGCCACCACCCCATCCCGCATAGTTGCTGTAATCGCATACTACGCCAAGAGCCATTATCTTGCCTTCTTCCGTGGCATCCACAACGTCTTGCGCTGTTGGCGGGGAAAGCGTAGCAATATCGAAAGACGCATACCCGTTGCCTTGGCTTGCTGCTGTTAGGCCAGGGTCCATGTATTCCCAACGATCACCCACGACAGCAACCTCCTCGGACCCGGCAAAGTGCGTAACATTCCCGCCCACCAACTGCGGCAGGCGCTCGTAGCGCAAATACTGATCCGCAGTCAGCAGCATCGCCTTGAACTCGGCGAACTCTTGGCGCAACTCTTCGATTTCCGTCATGCGGCCCTCGATTGCGCGCTATCATCGCCATGCACTTCCACCTGCTTGATTGCCAACTTGATACCCGTAGGGACGTTGAGTTTCAACTTCAACAGGTTCCCATTAAGTCGCATCGGGAACTTCGTCCTATTCCACTCGCTGCGCCGGGCGTCAATCTTGCAAGCCAAGTCCAACCGTTGCTTGGTCGTCACCTGCTTGTGGTTCTGCTGGAAGGTCGCCGTCAGGTCCACCATCGGATGACTGAGCGTTCCGTTGGATGTTGGCCCGCCTTCCATCGCCCACACGAGATACAATTCCTTCACGTCGTAGTCGCGCTCGGCGGACCCGTTGAGCAAGAAGACCGGCGAAGTCAGCGACGCATCTTGGTCAATCAAATCATCAGGCCAAGACGAGACCGCGTTGTATGCCCCGCTCTGACCGTCAAACCACTGATACCACTGCGGCGGAATCGAGTCATCCACAAACGACAACGAGAAGATCGGGTGCTTCTGCGGCCACTGCACCTTCTCAAAGGCCGCGTGGATATTGGTGTTGTACGAGTGCGCCGCCCACGTCTTCTCGCGCACGTCGTAGCTGTAGTGGCGCGCACCCTCATGGGGGACAATTGGGACAAGGTGGTATCGCAGTCGAGGGATGAAACTCGCGGCTTCGTCCACGTCGGAAGCGGACTCAGAGTTGTAGCGATAATCACCCCGCGTCACGATGCCCTTGTACCGCGCACCCTCATGGAGCGAGTGCATCAACGCATCCCGGATACTGCCGCCAATCGGGCTCGGGCCGGAGGCGATGTCGAACGTGTACACGTCGTCATGCCCCACGCAGAAAATGGTGTTGTTGAAGTGCGCGAGCGTCGAAGGCCAAGCGCAGCCCGACCCCTCTCGCACCTTCATCTCCCAACGGAACGGGCCTGTCGTATTGGAGCCCGTCACATAGCCCAGCGTCCACCCGTAAGTACGTGCCACCACGATGATATTGTTGATGTTGACAATACCCGTAATGTCGTCCGGGATGTCCGTCAGCTCGGTTGACCCAGCGCCCGTGCTTGTCCAGTCCGTAATGTCAGTGGTGGTGCTCCACCCGATCTTGCGCGGGTTGTTTGCCCCCGATGTGATATCGTAAGCCGCCACGGCCCGATTGAACGAGGTAGTGACGTAGCGGTACTTCGCGTCCGAAACTACGGCGTAGGTTGACGTGGAAATCGGCGTATGCGTCAGCAGCCCGCCGACGTTGTTTCCAACCAAGACGATTCCAGCCCAGACCGCGACGTTGTGGAACATCCGATCGCCAAAGCTCGTACCGGCCCCGGTGATCTCCGCGCCGGAATACGTGCTTGCGGAGGCGGTCGATCCCAGCCTGCGCAACGCGCCCGCACTGTCGATATAGACGATGTAGCGGTTGCCCTGGTTGAGCAGAAACGCCTTCGCGTAATCTACCCTAGCGCCTGACGCCCATTCCGAGAAGCGCTTTCGCAAGTGTGGGCGGGTTCGTGCTACGCCACGCTCAAACAAGAAATTGAGCGCATCGCTGCACTCCGTCTCGCCTAGCGAAATCGGGGCCGCTTCTGTGTTGAGAATCTGCGGGGTCCACTTAGCGAGCAGCATTACATGGACCTCCGGTAAGGCTGCATCCCCCAATCCTCGTCAATCGACTCGCGCCATGTGAGGGTGGACAGCAGATCGTTCCACAACCGGGGGATGATACCCATCTCTTTCGAGTGCCGCTTCCGCACGGACGGTCCATCAGGCAGCATGGCCGGCATCATCAGCGCCCCAGCCTTGTCGAACGATTGTAAGAAGTGGTACGTCCGGTAGAGGGTTTCCCAAACCAGCAACTCTTCCCATTCGACCGGGATCAGCAACTCATGCGAGGCCGGGTCCGTCACGCTGATGACGGGCTTGCGCCAGAAGTATGCACGGATAGTATGGGCCGACGATGACGGCGCAACGTCAAACTCGATCGTATCTTGGTCCACTCGCGCGTACAGGCGCGGAGTCCCGCTGGTCTGGTAGGAGTACCATTCGTGGTTTCGCGCATCGTCGCGCGTCAACCTGAAAACCTCGGTAGCCGAGACCTTGTACCGCAAGGATATGATCCCGGCTACCTCGTAGTCCGACAGATTCGTTGTCAGGTTTAGGGTTTGAGAATCTTGAGTGACTGCGATCTCGTCGGACCGAACTAACAACTCAGGGAAGGGAACCTTGTTGGCGATCGTGCGATACGCCATTGTGGCGGCTTTGATGGCGAATCCAATCGTCTCGTCGGGGCGCACGAGGATATCGTTTGCCACCGTCGATGCAATGTCGCCCAAAGTCGTAGCCATCTAAATCTCTTCGCTCCCAAAGAAGCGCCTTCGCATGTGGCGCGTGTCCGTCCCTTCGTATTGCGCGCCCTGCTGGAGAACACGCGATATTTCCCGCTCTCGGCGTTCCACATCCAACGAGTCCACGCATGTTTCCGCACAAACAAAATGCCCCTTGGTTCGACGCGAGTTAGAGACGACCAACTCGCTCATGGGAAACTCCAGTCCGCAGATGTGGCAAAATTCCCATGCTTCCTCCGCCCTGAAGTTGCGCTTGCGTCGCATAGCTCACTCGATGATGATCTCCAGTACGCCGGATGCCAAAGCAGGAACCTCCAGCGGCCCAGCGAGAGGCGCTGCAAACTCTTGCTCAAAGAAGGATTCTCCCGCCACTGCTTCGTGGAAGAAGACCGTGCGCCCCTTTGCGTCCTTGACGTGTACGGCATCCCCAGGGTCGGAAGACCCGTCAGGCTGCCAGCGAATGCGATGGGCGAAGATACGCGAGCCGCCGGGGACATCGCGGCCAACAGCCGAGGTCGGGGCGTCGTCGGGATAAATCCGCCAAATGTTTGTGGTCAGTTCCATCTAGGCCGCCCCTACTGAAGTTCCTATCTCTTGTTGCGTGGTTGCGGGCATGGCGAACAATACCCGCAACCACTTTGTTTGCACCGACTTAGGCGTCGGTCGAAGCCGTGCCGTTCCACTGTAGCGCTTGCTCGCCATCGAGGTTGACGATCGGCAGGTTCGGACCAAACTGCATGTCCGCGCCCACGAGCGCTTCGGTGATGTTGGCCGCGTTGTCGGCCAGACGGCTGAAGATGTTGTTCACGAAACCAGTCGTGGTCGCAACAGCCGTGAAGATCACATCCGCCGAGTTGCGGTTCCGGGCAAGGTTGTAGCCGGCCGTCTTCGCGCCGATCTTCAGGTTCGTCGCCGCCGTGGTCACGTTCAAAATGGCCGCGACCGCGAAGTTGCCGTCGATATCGAAGTCGTCGATCTCGCAACCGTCACCGCCCACGATGTAGATGGCCGTATCGGCTCCAGCAGCGGCAGCGCCGCGATGGACCCAGCCCTTGATCTTCAGGCGATCCGCGTTAGCGTCGGCGTTGATGCAGTCGGTTGCCTGCCCGGTCACATCCCGGTACTCGCAATTGACGATCGTGCAGTCCGCCGCGTTGATGTCGATCGGGAACACCAGGGCGTCAATGCCGCCCGTGAACAGGATGTTCTCGATGTAGATGTTGGCCGCGTCCACGTCCATGTCAGCCGTGGTGGCGGTCGTGAAGTTCACGGTCGGGCGCAGCGAGCCGGAGCCCAAACCGATGATCGAGATACCGGCAACGTCCAGATCCAGGCCGCCGGCAGCCGAGACAGTCTCGACATGGCCCGGCATCGCGTAAATCACGTCGCCCTTGTTGGCCGTGCAGCGACCGACCGCATAGTCGATCGAGGCGAACGGCTCATCAGGGTTGGTGCCGCGACCGGGAGAATCCGAGCCGGTGCTCGAATGCACGAAGAACACCGACCCAGTGGTGGTGTAGGGGAAGGAACCAGCGCCGACTTGCGGAATGCCGAAGCTCGAAACACCGTGAGGAAAAGCTGTCAGACCCATTGAGTACTCCTGTGGGGCGGTTAAGGCCGCGTACAACCCCAAACGCCTCGGCGGCTTGGCCCGCCGTTTACCCTATGAACCCAAGTGGTCTGCCTTCACCAGGGGTTGAGCGGGGGGCCGAAGCCCCCCGTGTGTTTACGGGTTGGAACCAACCCAGCCGCGATAGTCGGTCACAACGACCGAGCAACGCATCGTGCTCTTGAACTGCGCGGAACCCGTGTTGAAGTCGTCCGTTTGGGCCGTCTTTGGGCGCATCCGCCAGTAGAACGTGTACTTGTTCTCGTCTTTGGAGGCGAGGAACCAGTTGGTCGTGTCGGTGAGGCGGTGCAGCACGCACGGCATCAGCCGGTTGTAGAGAGGGTTGACCGCGTTCTCGCCCGATTCGGGGTCGAACTGCGATTGCAGGATCTTCGCCGCCGTGAACTGCAACTGCGGCGGAATGTAGAGCTTGTCGGGGGAGATCGCGATCCGCAAGCCCCGTTCGTTCACCTGATTCTCATAGAGGATCAGCGCGTCCTGAAGAGCCGTCACCGAAAGCTCGGCGGCGGGGTTCAGCAGGTTGGATTGGGTGGAGGTTGTGATCTCGCCCTGCGAGGGGTCCTGCAAGGGGTGATCGGTTGCGAAGAACGCCTTGCCGTCCGCCGTGGTGGTGGACGAAAAGCCGGTGTTGAGGGGAACAATCGCCAGAGTCTCGGCGGTGGCTTGCATCGAGCGCGCCATGTCCTTCGGGAAGCTCTGGATGATGTCGTACTGGTCGTCGGCGATCATCTCGTCGGTGACCTGGAAAGCAAGCGCGTAGGTCTCGTGGATCGCGCGCTTGGACGGCCCCATCAAGGGATCGTCAAAGGTGACCGGAGCGCCTTCATTCTTCAGGCGAGCGAGCCCGAAGCCGGCGACGCGGTGAGTGTCTTCAAACGCACGGTCGGAAGTCTTGACGACGCAGTATTGCGAATACTCCTCAGGGAGTTTCGCCCACTCGTCTTTCATGATCTTGTCGATGCCCGGCGCGAGTAGGGGGCCGAAGTTTCCTCTAAATGTTGCCATGTCAGCCTCCTAGACGAACGCCCGCTTGGACGAAGTGAACTTGAAAAGAACGTGCTCGGTGGAGTTGGGATCGGCCCCAACGATTTCGACCACATGATCCGCGCCGGTCCCTGTGTCGGTGGAATCAACCGACCAGTAGCCGTTGGATTCCCGCGCCAGTTCGTAGAGCGTGCCGGGCTGCACCAAGGCAGCCGAGTAAGTTTGGCCGTCAGTCAAAGCCGCGCGCCAAGTAGCATTGCCGGTGGCGTGAAGCACCTGGACCTTGCCATCCTTCATCGGCGAGCCTACGGCGGAAATACCAGCCGCAGACATGCCTTGCGGCGTGCCGTGTTCGCTGCCAACCTCGGCAGTGTTCTGCGTGGCGAGGTTGTGACCAGCCTCGGCGGAAACGCCGAGTACGGTTTCGGTGCCGCCAAAGCTGGTGGTCACCTCGTTGACCATGCCGTCGCCGTCAAGAAAGACGGGGACGCCACGGTTGAAAGTCTCGCTGGCGTCTTCAGGGTAGCGATCGCCCGCAGGCAGACCTGGCCCATCAACACGCCACAGAGTAATTGGACTAGCCGTTGCCATTCTATTCTCCGTTGGATATGGATGCGCCGTCCTCTTCTGCAAGGTGCGCGCGAATACCAGCCTGCCGGGCCGTTTGCAAAATGGGCGCTCGCGATTGGCGCAAGTTCTGGACTGCCTTCAGCTCGCTGTAGAGCTTCAAGGCGTCATGCCGCTGCTTGTCAGCAGACATCAGAATCAAATCGCCGCGAACGAATGAGCCATCAGGCTTGCGCCAAACGCTCTGAACTGTGGGTTTATCCCGCTTGTCCTTGCCGTCCTTGACAACTTCGTACCCCATGCCCATGCGCGAAGCAATGGTTTCGGGGGAGTTGCGGACCCAGACATACGCCTTGGAGGGATCGCCGTTGAGCAATGCCCCCAGGTTGCGGGTTGCGTTTTCGTGGATGACGTGAACGTCGGCAAGCAGCTTCGCGAATGCGGCGCTCTGCTTCTCGTCGGGGGTGTCGTAGATGGCGCGGGCTTCAAGCATTGGCTTTGGCTCTCTTGCGTGGCTTGCGGGAGTCGAGCGTAATCACATCCGACCAACCGCTCTTGAGCATGTTCCGTCCAGTCGTGGGGGCCGATAGGTCCGTGGCCCACCCCTTGCGGGCGTCCTCGTAGTCCGCATCGGACATTCCCAGGAACTCTGCCATCGCGCGCTCATCGTCCGACAAGCCCTTAGGCTCATCTCCCGAGAACCCGCGACGCGAAGGCGCGTTGATCGAAGCGGCGGCTTTTTTCTTCTGGGCCTTCCACTCTGCGATTTCGTCCAGGTGGTCGGCCTTAACGCCCTTCAGCCCTTGCTCCCAAACGAACGGGTTCGTCCAGTCAGCCGGGCCGTAGGTGTTGCGCACCCACTCGGAAACCTTGTCTTTGTACTTGTCGAAAACTTCGGGGTCCTTGCCGCGCGCCTCGTCTTGCGCCAGCCGGACCTGCATCGGATGCAACTCGCCGCGTAGTTGGTTGGCTTGCTGCTGAGCAGCCTGCGTCGCCATGTGGGCGGTGACGCCGGTAGGGTTCTGGAAGAACGCATCCTCAAACTGCTTGCGCTGGACGTTGGGGTCCGGGCGCTGCTGCTGTTGAGGCTTTTGTGGTCGCTGGAAGAAGTTGGAGAGAAAACCGTTTTGGTCATCCAGCTTCTTCTCTAGCCGGGCAAGTCGGTCATCGCCAGGATCGGGAGTGTCGTTTTGCTCGGCGGGTTCGTCGAACAACTCCGCTTGGCCGCCGCCACCGCTTTCCGGTTCGGGGTCGCGCAATACGCCAGACAGAAAATGTCGCATCCACAATGATATGTACCAGTTACGTCAGTTCAAGTCAAGCGTTACTTTAGGTTTTCGCTGCATCTTGTTCAAAAGACTCGCGTTTCAAGTCCGCCGCCTCTGCGATTGCACGTCGCATGTCCCTCACGTATTGCACCGTAAGGTGTTGAGTTAAAAGGTCTTGCATGTCGAGAGCGCCCTGCGAGTAGCGGATCGACTCGATGTTCGCCTTTTTATCGCGCACCACCCGTTCATGGTGGCGACCGCCGCTGATGAGGTAGCGCTTGAGCGCGTGCCAGCCCTCACTGCGGAGCAGGGCCTCCAATTGCTCCCATTCCTCCGGCTCCAGGGGGCTGGCCTTGAGCAGGGCCTCCGCTTGGTCCAGGTTGGGGTTGAGGCTGCTGAGACTCGATGGCTCGTTTGGCATCTGGTATGTCATCAATCAATCCGTGTAGGTCGAACTCGTTGAGCAAAGCGCGGGCGATGCCGTGCTGCATCTGTAGTGTTTCAAAGGCGATCGTGCGCATGACCGGGTTCATCGACTCGTTCACCGCTTGCGCCGCCAACTGGAGCTGCTGTTGCGAGAACTGCGATAGCGTATTCGCCATCGTCATCAGGTTGGCTTTTCGGGCTTCGGCGTTCATCGCCGCATCGGAGACCCGAACCTCAAAGATCGAGCGCGCCAATTGGGCCGGCGTGGACATCTGCATGGCCTGCCGTACTAATGGCTGCATCTTTTGGGGCAATTGCCCAATGGCGGGATCATCCGGCTCAATCTCGCGCTGTAGCCCGAACATCGCCTTGATGACGCCGCCGAGGCACAGCCGGAAGTCCTTGATGTTGGTATCCTGCCGCTGGTTTCCCTCAGCCATGACGGCCATCGTGCCTTGGGTGTTATAGACGCCGCCCTTGCCCTGTCCGCCCTGCGATGCGGCCTGCATCCCCGCCGAGATGCCCGAGACGCGATCGGCCAGCGATAGGGAGTGGTTCTCCTCGGCGATCATGTCCTGGTAGTTGCCGCCGATGGTCTGGACGCTGAAATCGTCCATGTCTTCCACGTTGTAGACCTTGCCGGGGTAGAAGACATTGCTGGACTGGCCGGGCATCCTCGCACCCTCTTTCTTGAGGATGATTGGAGCCGAAGTCATCACCGACAGATTCCGGCGTTCATTGTGAATCTGTGAGACTTCCTCTTGACCTTGGCTGAGGATTTCGCACATCGACTCGCCGGGGAACACGTCGTCGCGGGGGAACGGACGGTAGGCGTGGAACAACTCGATCTGCGGCGGGTAAGAGTTGATGCGGAAGTCTACGAGCGTCTTGGTGACGGGCTCGAAAAGCGCGATACAGCGAAACGTCTTGCCGCTGACCTCCCAGTCGAAGTGGCATTCGATGATCGACATCTCGCGATAGTCGCCATCGCTCACGCCCGCTGACCGCTGTTCTTGATCCCGCTTGGCATCCGAGGGGTACTTCAGCGCCGCCTCAATCTCTTCCGACGACAGGCCCCACTGATTGCGGTTTGCGTGGGCGACTTCCTCGGGGTAGCGAAGCCGATGGAACATGATCTCGACTTCAGCGACGGAGTTCGCTGTGATCGGGTAGAGAAACCAGTCATCGAAAGCAATGTGATCCGCACTTGGCCCGCTGTAGCGCATGACGGGAATGGATTCGAGCTTCTGCTCCCCATCCTCGCTGAAGACCTGCATGGGCGAGTTGACTTCATCCTCGCGCCAAAACACCTTTGTCAAGGCGGTGCCGTACTTGTTGCCCCGCATCAGGATTCCGCGCGCCAACTCGTAGATGTCCCAGTCTTGCCTACACTTGAGGTTTAGGTACGCCTCAAGCGCCTCGCGAACCTCAGCGGGATATCCAGACACCCCCACCAAGGGCCGCGTCTTGAAGACCACGTTTAGGGTCCTGGCGACGAATGTATCCACGTACATGCGGATGATGGGCACTACGAAGTTAGAGGCGTTCGGCCACGGGAAGTTGCGCTGCTTCTGAGCCGGCACGGCGCGGTACTGCCGATCCCAAGTCTTGTAGAACGACTCCGTTTCCTGGGAGCGAGCGTCTTCGGCGCGTCGCCAGTGCATTGCCAGATACCGCTCTAGCTCTTCGCGCTGGTCGGTGGAAAGGTTGGGTTGGATGATTCCTGTCATGTCACTGTGTCCATTGCGAATACGACTGCCCCAGTTCCGCTAACCGCGCTTGGTCGGCCACGATCGCGTCCTCTTCCTCTTCCGATCCCATCGGGTAGCGCCAGACCCTCGGCCCTTGCGCCAAGGCGTCCAGGAGATCGTAGTCGTGGCCGGGCACCTTATGAGGGAATGTTCCAGCCATCTCCGGCATCTGCTCATGCAGTTCGTTAATCCCAAAACGACCAGTTTCGACCGCTGGGATCAGGTAGTCCCTCACGCGGATTTCCATCGGCTTGCCGCCAGTTGAGACCGGCTTGATCCGCCGAAACGGGCGAAACGACGATGATTGGAACTCCTTTGTTTGCTGGAACTTCTTGATGTAGAACTCGGCCATGTTCTGCCCGCCTACATCCTCGTAGGTGAGCATCATTGGGTCCCATCGCGTGTTGAGCCTGAACATCTCTTCAAAGACGCGATCGTAAGAGACGCCCTTCTTGCAGAAACTATCCAGCATGAACACATGCTTGTCTGTCGCCGTCCCAGTCACCACAATAGCCGGCAACGATTTGGAGAACTTCCCCTTTGCGTTGTACGGATCGTAGTGGATGTAGCGGTTCATGCCCTCAACGTCATAAGCCTTCTGGCATGTCTTACACCAGAGTTGCCCGCTGTCCATCACCTTGTAGCGGTGAATCTTGTCCGCGTCGAAATCAGCCCCACCAGGGGGCCTCGGCTCATTCTGGTACTGGGCGAAGAACTCATCCTCGGACATCGAAGCCCGTTTCTGATCCAACACTTCCAAGGGGTACACTGTTGGCCACGTTGGCACCCGATTCCCATCCCCATCGAGAGTGTAAGACTGGAGGTAGGAGAACTCCCAATGTGGCTCGTTGATCCGCAGGTGGGCGTTCAAGTCGTTGAAACCCCAGCGGTTAGAGACGCCGAATCGCCACGTCCGACCACCCAACTGCTCAATGCCGTTGAGTTGCCCGAACCACTGGATCGTGTCGTTCATGACGGTCTCAGACTTGATCGCGTCCTTGCCCACCACGTCATCGGCCCAGATCGCATCGAAGTGCCGCGATTGCAGTGCGCCGCCAACACCGATAGCCTCAAAGGTCGCTTCCGGCTGTAGGTGCTTCCGGGGGTTGCGGCGAACGCACAACGCCCCCTCATTCCAGGGGTTCTCCCCGCCCGTGTAGGCGATCTCGGGGAACACGACCCGGAAGGTCTCGTACTCTTCAAAGAATCGGCGGATGTTGCGCAGTTTGCGCTTCGCGTTGTCGTGGGTCTCAAACACCAGCAGTTGCGAGATGTTTTGATTCCGCAACCTAGAACGTTCATCCCATACTTCAGGTGTGATTCCTAACTCATTGATAGCACAGGCTTTATCGGCTGCATCTTCAGGTAGACACAGCCACACGGAAAGCCCTTGAGTGAACACCGACGACTTCAAGAACCCACGCGGCCACTCGATCCACTTGTAGCGCTTCCCGCTGGCCATCGAGCGGACACACTTCTCCAGTTCGACCCCGTGGATCGCTTCGTCCATATCGGGGTTCTTCAGCAATGTCTTGATGAAGAAGTACGGCGAGACGAGAGCTTGCGCCCGCAGCCGCCTTAGGTTGTCGTCAAGGACGGCCATCAGGGGTCACATCAATAGGGGCCGCAATCAACCTCGATGACTCAGCTCGCGCCGATTCCAGCGCCGCCGCTGATTCCGGGTCCAACCTGTGAGTGATCGTGTGTTCGTGTTGGATCTTCTGGTTCAGCCCGTCCATCGTCAAAGCCGCATCGAAGAACTTACCGTGAATCCGCGCCCGTACATTCGCAGGCACGTTTTGATCCATCCCCATCTCACGCAGAGCCCAGTAGGACTCCATCTTTTGATCGTGGATCAACTCAAGAGCCGTCTTGTCTGCAATGTCTTGTAACGATTCAGGCCCCGTAACTTGCACGGTTTCAGCAAGATAACGCTCAACGAACTTGCGTGAGCGCTGCAAAGCACGGATATCCGCAATGTCGCAGCCAAGAGCCTCGGCAGCAACCTGTGGATTCCATGCCTGTTTCAGGTAGGCAAGGTAGTCGGCGGGTTCAATCGTGCGCTCGCGCGCCATCAAACCTATCTTCTAGTGAATCGCACACTAAGTCAAGTGAAACCAATATGTTCCACGTGAAACATCAAGTTGAGTATGAGGTTTTGAAGCGGGCTTCAGGCTTCCCAGTGATCCCGAATCGCCTTGGCAATCTGAATCGGATCACGGTTCACCGCAATCTCCGCACCGCCAAGGATGTACTCTTGCTCCGTCGCAGTTCGCCTGAACGTCACCACAGGGATTCCGCGAATCACACCGGCAAGCCTTTCAACGCCACCGAATACGCTGTTGAGATATCTGTCAACGGCCACGATGCTGCTAGGGGTTTGAGGACTCATCGCGTCAACCTCGCTCGCCCAAACTCAATCGCCCCCGACATCAGGATGATCTGCCCAATCGAGGTCAATTCCGTCTCGTCAAAGTGGCTCGCGTTCAACCACAAGGCCCCGATCACCACAGCTAGATGTAACGTCTTCCAGATGGGGTGGTGCTCGTTGGGCATCGTGCTACGTTTCCTTGAGTTCGTATGCTAGTGGCCGCCCAAAAGCCTGAAATCTACATACTTTGCGTTTGCGCCGCGTCTGCAAGCTAGCTTGCGTGCGCGTCGCTTTCGCAAAGTATAACAGGTAGTGTCAAGTTTCCGCAAGCCTTTACTGAAAACAAAGGACTTAGGCGGCGCAAGGCACTGCACTCAGGTGTACGGAATCTCA